GTACTAACGCTATTGCATTTACAGGTAGAACACGTTTAAGAGGATTAGTTATCCAATCAACTGGAAGTTCTGGAAGTATGATTATTAATGGTTTAGCAAATGCTACAACTGTTAGTTCTTCAACTAATACACAAGTATATTTCATCGTTCAAGTAGGGGCTGGTGGAACACAATCTGTATACATACCAGAAGATGGTGTTTTATATGGTTCTAACAATGCTGTGGGTTGCGTAGATGGTGTTGGTATAACTGGAAACTCTTCAGCGTTAAGTGCGATATTATTTATAGATAAGTAATATAACAATGACTACATCCGGAACTACTTCATTTAATCTGGATATAGATGAGCTTTTTCAAGAAGCTTATGAACGTATAGGTATTGACGGAAGTAGAAGTGGATATCATTTAAGATCAGCAAGAAGATCATTAAATTTATTATTATCAGAATTAGATAATAGAGGTGTACATTTATGGAAAGTAAAACTAGCAACTGTTCCATTAGTTTTAGGACAAGCAGAATATAATTACACAGCTGATACTACTAATTATCCTCAAGATATAAATGATGTATTAGAAGCTTATGTTAGAAATAACACAGTACCTGCTTCTCCTGTAGATATTTCACTTACTAAAATAGATAGATCTGCATATGCGGCTTTACCTAATAAATTATCTCAAGGAACACCTTCTCAATACTATGTTCAAAGAACATACAGTCCAAGTATATTTTTATATTTAACTGCAGGATCAAATTATTCAAATTCAGCTAATCCAAGTGATTATCAATTTAGATTTTATTATTTAGCTAGATTAGAAGATGCGGGTGCTTATACAAATACACCAGACGTTGTATTTAGATTTTTACCAGCTTTAACTTCTGGTATGGCTTATTATTTAAGTATTAAACATGCACCTCAGAGAACAGAACAATTAAGAATGTTCTATGAAGATGATTTACAAAGAGCTTTATTAGAAGATGGTCAAAGAACTTCTTTATTCATTTCCCCTAAAACTTATTTTGGAGATGGACTATAATGACAACCTATTCATCAGGAAAGAAATCCTGGGCAGTATCTGATAGATCAGGACAAAGATTTAAATACATTGACATGGTTACAGAATGGAATGGATCTTTTGTACATGTATCTGAATATGAACCTAAACATCCTCAATTAGAACCTAAAGTTCCAGGTAACGATCCTCAAGGTTTACAAAATGCTAGACCTGATAGAGTTGAACCAGCAGTTATTGTAGCATTAGGAAATAACCCTTTATATTCTGTCACAGGCAGCTCGACTCTCGTTGTTAGCGACCCGGGACATGGTACTAAATTAGGAAGCACAGTTATATTTACAAATGTATTAGGAGCAAATGGTTTTAGTGCAACTGCATTAACTACTACAAAAGGATTTACAATTACATCTGTTAATACAAATGATTATAGTTTTAATTTATCAACTACAGCAAATGCTACTGGATTCTTTGGTGGCACAAATATTACAATAGGACCAGCTGCTGTTGCTTTACCAGAAAATCCTTTTGTAATTTCTATTGGAAGTTCTACAATTAGAGTTAATCAACCAAATCATAGAAGAGCTACAGGAAATACAGTTGTGTTTTCTAATGTTAATGCTTTAAATAATTTTAATTCTAGTTCTGGATTTACTACTGCAGCACTTGCAACTACAACTGGATATAGTATTACAGTTATCAATGCTAATAATTATAGCTTTAATGCATCATCAGGAACTGCTATAATTAATGGTGTTATTGGAGGAGGGTCTGTAACAGCACAGACTATATAATATGAATTACGGAGAACTAAGAGATCAAATTAGAAACTATTCAGAGTTATCTGATAACATGTTATCAGATTCAACTGTTGCTGTTATTGTTCAAAATACTGAAAATAGAATTTACAGAGAAATTAATATTGATGCTTATAAGTTATATGCTTCAGCTGTAACTATTTCAGGCACTTCTACTATTTCTGTACCATCAGGACTTAGAAATATTAGATATGTAGAAATGATTGATTCAGGTGGAGCTGTTTCTAATTTATTAGAAAAAGATAGCTCTTATTTAGCTGAATATAGTCCAACCCCTAATTCTAGTACTTATTTTGCAGAACCTAAATATTATGCTACTTGGAATGAGACTACTTGGTTTGTAGCTCCAACCCCAAATTCTTCTTATATAATAAATATTGCATATTATAAACAACCTGCTACTATTACATCTAGTACTACAAGTACAAGTTATGTATCTGTATACGCTCAGGATTTACTTTTATATGGTTCTCTGGTAGAAACATATAAATATATCAAAGGGCCTGATAATATGATAGCTCAATATGAACAATCATATCAGCAGGCTAAACAATCCTTTGGTGTTGAGCAAATTGGTAGAAGAAGAAGAGACGAGTACCTTGATGGTGAAGTTCGTATTCTTCCTCAAGGACAACAACAAGGTTAATAAGGAGTTAATATGGCAAATATAGTACCAGATAGTTTTAAACAAGAACTTTTCTTAGCAACACACAATTTTTCAACAAGTGCAGGTAATACTTTTAAATTAGCACTTTACACAACTGTAAGTGGCTTCTCTACAGGAACTACAAATTACATTACAACTAACGAAGCAAGCGGTACTGGATATTCTGCAGGTGGAACTACATTAGTTAATTCTACAGTGACAGTTGCTCAAAATATTTCTTTTGTTAGTTTTAATAATGCAACTTTTTCTACTGCAACATTAACAGCTTCTTGCTGTTTAATTTATAACAGCACTCAATCTAATAAAGCAGTTGTTGTTTTAGATTTTGGTGGTAGTAAAACTTCAACAAACGGCGACTTTACTATTCAGTTCCCAACAGCTAACTCAACAAGTGCGGTTCTAAGAATCTCTTAGTAATTTTGCCATAGGAAATTTATGGCTACTAATACTTCATGGGGTGCTAATACTTGGGGTCTCTATAATTGGGGAGGCGTAGGTACAGATGTAACTGTATACGTAGGTGTTCAAAGCGGATGGGGAAGATCTACTTTTGGATCATCAGGTTGGAATGATGATGCTCCCGATCAAAATTTATTATTAACTGTAAATGCTCCACAAACTCAACCTTGGGGATTTGATGCTTGGGGTGTAGATGAATGGGGTGGTGCAGTTGATCCTATAATTGTAAAAGCTTCTGCAAATGTAGTTTTATCTTCTGCTGAACTTGGAATTTCTACTGGTACATTAACATTTGCTGGAAAAGCAAATGTAACTACAACTGGAAATCAACTTACATTAACTTTAAATAATGCAACTGTACTTGCAAGTGCAGGTGCAAATGCTTCTACAAATTTATTAGAATTTTTAGTTCAAAATCCAAGTATATCTGCAAAAGGATTTACTGAAGCTGTAGTTGGAAATGAATTAACTTCAACTACTGGAACAGTTACATTTAAATTAGATCAAAAAATATCTGTAACTGGAAATGGTGTACAAATTGGAACTGGAACTGTTGTTATAGCTCTTCCTACAATTGTTACTGCTACAGGTTCAAGTGTTACAACTCAAGTTGGAAATGCAACTGTTGTGGGTAAAAATTATGTAACTACAACAGGATCTCAAGTTAATATATCAACAGGTGATCCTACTTTATCTTTAGGAGTAAGAGTAACAGCTACTGGTTCTAGTGTAACTGTTCAAACTGGAACTGTTGGAATTGAAGTAGCTTATAAAGTTACCGGAAATCAAGTAAATATAGGAGTAGGTAATTTAACAATCTCAACACAAAATGTTGTATTACCTTCAGGAAATGAATTGACTTTATCTGCTGGAAATCCTATTGTCTATGCTTGGGCAATAATAGATCCAACAACAGGTCAAAGTTGGTCTAATATTAATCCAACAACAGGTCAAAGTTGGTCTGCTATAACCCCTAATACGGGTCAAACATGGGTACAAATACCATGATGACAAAACTTTAAAAAAATGATAAAAAGGATTTAATATGGCAAGTACGTTTAGTAATTTAGGTTTAAATCTTCAGGCAACTGGTGAAAACTCAGGTACATGGGGTTCAATCACAAACGTTAACCTACAAGATATTGATAATGCTATTTCAGGTGTTTATAATTTAACTGTAACAGGTTCTACAACTCTAGCTTTTACAACAAATTCATCTTCAACAACATTTACTGATGAAGCAGGTAGAAATAAAACAATTATTTTATCTGGTTCATTATCTGCAACAACAGTTACAATTACAGTTCCTAATATTGAAAAAGATTATTATATTATAAATAATTCAGGAGCGACTGCAGTTATTTCTTCTGGTGGTTCTACAACAGTTTCTATTGCAACAGGATCTAAAAATATTGTTATTGTAAATCCAAGTGTAACTTCTGTAATAACAGCTTTACCAACGGATCAAGTAAATAATCCAGGTGGAACAACTACTAACGTTCAATATAATTCTTCAGGATCTTTTGCTGGATCAACAGTATTTACATTTGATGGAACATCTTTAGCAGTACCATCGGTAACTGTATCAAGTACAGTTTATGGTGCTACATTAGTTGGAGCATCAGTTACAGTTTCTGGAACAGCAACAGCTGCAACAGTAGTTGCAACAAATGTAACAGTTTCTGGAACAGTAACAGCTACAAATTTTGTAGGTGCTAATTTAACTCTTTCTGGAACAGTAACTTCTGTAAATTTAATATCTACTAATGCAACAGTTACAAACCTTGTAATGTCAAGCACAGCTAATATTTTATCTCAAGCTGCTATTAGATTCCAAGACACATCAGGTGGGGAATATGTAGCTTTAAGAGCTCCTGGAACAGTTTCAGCAAGCTATACTTTAAGTTTACCATCAGCTGATGGTACAAACGGCCAAGGTATTGGTACAAATGGCTCAGGAACATTAGGGTTTTATCCATATGCTACTGTTGGAAAAGCTATTGCAATATCATTAGTTTTTTAGTATTAATAACAAGGAGTAAAAAATATGGCAAATCCAAATATAGTATCAGTAAACTCGATATACGGTAATACAACCGGCTTTGCATTAACAACTACACTTACAAACGTGTTACTTGCAAATGCTACAGCTTCAGGAAAAGTTTATAAAGTAAATTCAGTTTTAGTAGCTAACATTACTTCAGCAGCTGTTAATTTAACTTGTCAATATCATACAGCAGCTAATGGAACAGCAGGATCATCATTTGCATTTGCAAACGTAATCTCTATTCCTTCTAGTGCATCATTAAATTTAATTGATAAAAGTTCTTCTTTCTATCTAATGGAAAATCAATCTATCATTGGTGGAGCTAGTGCTAATAGTGGATTACAAGTTACTATCAGTTACGAAGATATAAGTTAACCGGAGATTCAAGCTATGGCAAATGGCGGAATTATCGGTCCAGTTAATAACCCAACACAATTACCGAATATAACTACTATTACAAGTAGTAATCCTGCTTTTTCTTTTAACCCAGCGTCTACCTCATTTAGTTATTTAATTGTTGCAGGTGGAGGTGGAAGTAATCCTACAGGAATTGGAAATGGTGGAACAGGAGCAGGTGGACTTAAAACTGGAACTCAACCTGTAACAGGTGGTACATCTATTTCAGTAACAGTTGGAGCTGGAGGAGGAGATAGTTCAGGAGTTAATGGATCACCATCAAGTATTTCAGGACCAACACCAGTTTCAACATCAGGTGGAGGTAGAGGAGTTGCTAGAGGACAAGCTGGAGCGCCAGGAGGATCTGGAGGTGGAGGAGGAGATGGCTATCCATCAAGTACACCTGCTGCAGGATCAGGAACACCTGGAGAAGGAAACCCAGGAGGACCTGGAGGACCAGGAGAACCATCTGGAGGAGGAGGTGGAGCAGGATCTGCAGGTGGAGTAGGACCAATTGGAGGATCAACACCTGGAAATGGATCTTCTAGTTCTATAAGTGGATCAGCTGTAGTTTATGCAATTGGTGGAAATGGAGAAGGGTATCCTGGAACACCTACCGATGGAAATAACCCATACGGAATAGATGTTTATACACCAGCACCAGCACCAGCACCTAGACAAAACAAAGGTTACGGAAGTTTATATTCAGCCGGAGGACCTGGCGTAGTTATTATTTCAGAAAATGGTGGAGGACCAACAGTCGCTTCTGGAGTATGGTCACTAAATGACGCATATAATTATAAAAAAAATGGAACATGGGTTACACCACCACCTTATGCAATAGATTTCTTAGTAGTGGCAGGTGGAGGAAGTGGAGGAATTGCAAACGGTGGAGGAGGTGGAGCCGGTGGATTTAGAACTTCTACACAAACACTTGCAGTTGGAACAATAATTACAGCTACAGTAGGAGATGGTGGATCAGGTGCATCAGGAAGTCCTAGTTCTATTGCTGCTCCAGCGAGTTTAACAACAATAACTTCTACTGGTGGTGGATTAGGAGGTAATGGTAATAATAATAATGCAGCATCCGGAGGATCAGGTGGAGGTGCTGGAAATGGAACTTTTCCTGGAGGATCAGGAAACACTCCAAGTACATCGCCAAGTCAAGGAAATCCTGGAGGAAGTACGACTTCAACTAATGCTCCTAACTATGCTTGTGCTGGAGGAGGAGGTTCGTCTTCAGCAGGAACAAGTATTTCTGGAGGAACTGCATCTGGTGGAAATGGTGGAAATGGAACAGCTTCTTCAATAACTGGTTCTTCAGTAACCTATGCTGGAGGAGGAGGTGGAGCTGCTGATCCTGGAAAACCTGTTGGTTCAGGAGGACCTGGTGGAGGAGGTGCTGGAGGAAATGCACCTGGATATACAGGAGGAGTATCAGGCACTGCTAACACTGGATCAGGTGGAGGAGGTAATGGAGGTAATGGTGGTAAAGGAGTTATTATTTTAAGTGTACCTACTGCTAAATATAGCGGTCAAGTAACAGGATCACCTACAACTACAACATCGGGATCTAATACTATTATTACATTTACTGGAACAGGAACTTACACGGTATAAAATTATGGCATCATTTGCAAAATTAAATTCTGATAATATTGTTGAAAGAGTAGTAGTTGTTAATAATAATGAATTATTAGAAAATGGTATTGAATCAGAAAATAAAGGTATCTCTTTTTTAAAAGGAATATTTGGTAAAAATACTATTTGGAAACAAAGTTCATATAATACATTTTCAAATACTCATAAATTAGGTGGAACTCCTTTTAGAAAAAATCATGCTGGAGTAGGTTTTATTTATGATATAAATAGAGATGCTTTTATAGCACCTAAACCATTTGATTCTTGGATATTAAATGAAAATACATGTATTTGGGAATCACCAATTGCATACCCAAATGATAGTAAAAAATATCTTTGGAATGAAACAAATAAAACTTGGGATTTAATAAACGAATATTAATATGGCACACTTTGCAGAACTAGATTCAGATAATAATGTTTTACAAGTATTAGTATTTGCTAATAATATTATTGATCTTCATGGCGGAGATTTATCTATAGAAGCAGAAAAATTTGTTTCAACAACTCCACATACAACTGCTGAAAATTCACATACCGGTAAACCTGGAGTATCTTGGAAACAAACATCTATGAATAAAAATTTTAGAGGTTCATTTGCAGGAGTTGGTGGAACTTATGACCCTATTAAAAATATATTTATAAACCCAAAACCTTTTCCATCATTTACTTTAAATGCGGATGGTTCTTGGTCAGCACCAATCGCTGAACCAGCAAATCCGTTATTACCAAATAATACAAAAGAATTTTCTCAATGGTGGGATGAAGAAAATCAAAGATGGTTACGATTTAGAATTGAAGATCCAAAACCTAGAACAAATTATGTCTGGAATCCAAGTAATTCTCAATGGGAGGAGGTTCAATTATAATGGCTCATTTTGCTGAAATAAGAAAAGATAACAATGAAGTTATAAGAGTTATTGTTGTTAGTAATAATGATGTTAATGCTCATGGCGGTGATTTGTCTGTAGAAGCAGAAAAATGGGTAGCTTCTTTTCATCCTAATGATGAATACTTAAAAGAATATAAAGGATGGAAAACTTATCCAGAAACTTATTGGAAACAAACTTCTTACAATCATAATTTTAGAAAAAAATATGCTGGAGTTGGGTATACTTATGATTTAATAAATGATGTTTTTATACCTGAAAGACCATATTCCAATTGGGTATTAAATTCTAATTTTCTTTGGGAAGCACCTATAAAAGAACCTAATACAAAAATATTTGATTTAAATACAACAATTTATATAATAGCTTGGAAAGAGTCTACATCACAATGGATAGGTAGATTAAAAGATAGATGCTTTACTTGGGATTCAAATGAGTTAAAATGGATTGAAAATGGATCTATAGAGGATTGGAGTTAATATGGGTAATTTTAATGGTGGAATTATAGGTGTATATAATAGTACATATTTAGGAGATTTAAAACAAGCATTTACTGCACCAGGAACATTTACAAGTCCAATTGGAGCAACTACTGGAACTGTATTAGTTGTAGCAGGTGGAGGAGGAGGTGGAGATATTGGTGGTGGAGGTGGAGCAGGAGGATATAGATTAATAACAAGTCATCCTATTCCAGCAAGTGCTGTTCCAGTAACAGTTGGAGCAGGTGGAGCAGGAGGTCCAGGTGGTGGACCAACTAGTGGATCTTCTGGAAGTAATTCAATATTTGGTTCAGCAACACCTCTTACATCAAATGGTGGTGGAGGAGGAGCAAGAATAACAGGAGCACCTACACCGGGAGGATCTGGAGGTTCTGGAGGAGGAGCTTGTGGAAATACACCAACAGCTGTTGCTCCTGGAGGAGCCGGAAATACACCAGCTACAACACCTTCACAAGGAAATCCTGGAGGAGCTAGTTCTACAGATGCATCAACTTATACAAATGGAGGAGGTGGTGGTGGAGCTTCAGCATCAGGAGCGGGTGGAGGTCCTGGAGTTACTATGAGTGGTGGTTCTGGAACTAGTGCAATTCCAACATTTGGAGCTACATCTGGAAATCCTTTTTATCCACCTTATCCTGCACCACGTGCACCAGAAGTTGGTTATTTTTCAGGAGGTGGTGGTGGAAGACAAGAAGGACCAGGAGGAGCGCCAGGAGGTACTGGAGGAGGAGGACAAGGAAACTGGCCGGGTGGTAGTGGTCAACCTGGAATAACTAATACAGGTGGAGGAGGTGGTGGTGGATCAGGCGCTAGTGGTGGTTCTGGATTTGTTGGAGTATATATACCTGGAGCTGGTGGAGCTGTAGCTAATGGAGTTTGGAATTTAAAAGCTGCATTTGAAGCAAGAAGAGCTGGTACTTGGTAGTATTTACAAACATATAAAATAAGTTTATAAAATATAAAGAAATGAATCTAAAAGAACATTATTGGTATTTTACAAGTGCATTATCTAATGATTTTTGTGATGAATTAATTAAATATGGTAATTCTCAACAAGAACAATTAGCACTTACTGGTGGTCAAACAAATAAAGTTAATGAAGGTAAACCTTTAACAGAAGAAGATATAAAAGATTTAAAAAAGAAAAGAGATTCAAATATTGTATGGTTAAATGATCGTTGGATATATGATGAAATTCAACCTTATATACACTCAGCAAATAAAAACGCTGGATGGAATTTTGATTGGGAATGGTCTGAATCTTGTCAATTTACAAAATATAAATTAAATCAATATTATGATTGGCATTGTGATAGCTGGGATTCTCCTTATGATAAACCTAGTGATCCAAATATACACGGTAAAATTAGAAAATTATCTGTAACATGTTCTTTATCGGCCCCTGAAGATTATGAAGGAGGAGAACTAGAATTTGATTTTAGAAATTTAGACCCAGATAAACCACAAAATATTCGAAAATGTACTGAAATAAAACCACGTGGAAGTATAGTAGTATTTCCTTCTCATGTTTGGCATAGAGTTTTGCCTGTAACAAAAGGAACAAGATATTCATTAGTTATATGGAATATAGGAAATCCATTTAAATAAATAAATGAAAGAAATAAAAAACTTTTTATCTGAAAAAGAATTTTTAAATTTACAAAAAAATATATTAGGAGATTATTTTCCATGGTATTATAATCATTATGTTATAAATGAAAAAATAGATAATTTTTTTCAATTTACACATCTTTTTTATTCTAATTATTCTATTCAATCGAATTATTTTAATATTATTTCTCCTTTAATTGAAAAAATTAATCCTAAAGCAATACTTAGAATAAAAGCAAATTTATTAACTAAAACAGATAAAATTATAGAACATGGTTTTCATATTGATACTGATGAAGAAACAAATAAAATAAAAACTGCTATATTTTATTGTAATACTAATAATGGATATACAAAATTTAAAAATAACGATATAATTAATAGTGAAGAAAATAAATTAATAGAATTTGATTCTAATAATTATCATACTGGAACTTCCAGTACCGATAAAGATGTAAGAGTAGTTATAAATTTAAATTATTATAAATAATAAAAATGAGTTTTAAAGAAAATAAATATACAGTAATTAAAAAAGCAATATCAGAAGATTTAGCAAATTTTTGTTATGAATATTTTTTATTAAAAAGAAAGGTAGCCAAATTTTTATTTGATGAGAGGATTATTTCTCCTTTTAACAGTATGTGGGGAGTGTGGAATGATAAACAGGTTCCTGAAACATATTCTCATTATGCAGACATAGTTATGGAAACTTTACTTACAAAAGTACATCCTATTATGGAAGAAAAAACAGAATTAAAATTAATACCTAATTATTCTTATGCAAGAATATATAAAAAAGGAGATATATTATATCGTCATAAAGATAGATTTAGTTGTGAAATATCTACAACATTAAATTTAGGTGGAGATCCATGGACAATATTTATTGAACCTGATGAGACTAAAGGAAAACTTATAGATGGTAATTATGTAAGCGATAATACAATCGGAATTAAAGTAAATTTAGAACCAGGTGATATGTTAGTTTACAGAGGAAATATTTTAGAACATTGGAGAGATGCGTTTGAAGGCGAGAATTGTGGTCAAGTATTTTTGCATTATAATGATATAAATACACCTGGCTCACAAGAAAATATTTATGATAGAAGACCACATTTAGGACTTTCAGCAAAGTTTAAAAGATGATATAAAATCTCTTTTAAATAGAGGTTTTATGCCAATAACCAAAGTAAAATTTCCACGTCCCGGTATTAACAAACAGGATACACTCTACGGAGCTGAAGGCGGTTGGACTGACTGCGATAACATGCGATTCCGTTATGGAGTTCCTGAAAAGATTGGCGGCTGGCAAAACGTTGCACCACCATTACATCTTATTGGTGTTGCTAGAGATATTCACAATTATACAGATTTAGCTGGAGATTCATTATCAGCTATTGGTACAGATAGAAAATTATATATTTATTACGATAACAACTATTATGACATTACACCTATATCTACTACACAAGCTGTAGTATTTTCATTCACTTCAGGAACAACTATTGTAGAAGTTACTTCAACTTCTAACGGAGCTGTAGAAGGAGATTTTGTTACGTTTTCAGGTGTAACTGGAGTTAGTGTTGGAACAACTACTATTACCAATACTACTATGTCTCAAGAATTTGAAATTCAAGAAATTACAAACGCTAATACATTTAAAATAAATGTAGCAGATCTTGGAACACCTGCATCATCTGATACAGCGACAGGAACAGGAGCTTTTCAAATAAATATAGGTGCTGATACTTCTCAATTTGGTATTGGATGGGGAGCTGCATCATGGGGATTTTCTACTTGGGGTACAGCAAGACCAACGGGAGTTATTACACAAAGACCAAGAATATGGGTATTAGATAACTGGGGAGAAGATTTAATTGCAACTATTTATGGTGGAAAAACTTATTATTTGCAAACAAGTACATTTGTAATATCAAGGAATACAAGAGCAACTTTACTTGCTAATGCTCCAACACAATCTAATTATATGATTGTATCTTCTCGTGATAGACACGTAATATTTTTAGGTACTCAAACAACACCAGGAACAACTACAACTTATGATCCAATGTCAGTATTATTTGGTTCACAAGAATCAATTACAGATTTTACACCCACAGCAACTAATACTGCAGGATTTCAAAGATTATCATCAGGAAATAGACTTGTAACAGCTGTAAGAACAAGAGGTGATTTAATATTACTTACAAATTTATCTGCTCATTCTATGCAGTTCGTAGGACCTCCATATACATTTTCATTTAAACAAGTAGGTACAAATTGTGGAGCTATATCACCACACTCAGCTGTTGAGGCTGAAAACGTTGTCTATTGGATGTCTAATGGTGGATTCTTTTTATTTGACGGGGTAGTAAAACAGATTCCATGTACTGTGCAAGATTATGTATATAGCGACATAGATGATGAAGAACAATTTACAACATTTGGAGGTGTTAATCTTCAATTTGCAGAAGTAAGTTGGTTCTATGCTTCTCAAAACTCAAGTTATATTAATAGAGTAGTAACTTATAACTACAGAGAACAACTTTGGACAATTGGAACTTTAGCAAGAACTGTTTGGGCTCCAAGAGATATATTTGCTTATCCGTTAGCAACAGATTATGATGTTAATTCAACTGCTTTAGCACAACCTACAGTTATTGGTTTAACACCAGGAAGAGCTACTTTATTTAATCAAGAATATGGTAATCAAGCAGATGGTGTATATTTACCTGCTTACATACAAACAGCTGAATTTGGATTAGGTGATACTAATGATTCAATGTTTATCAAACGTTATATACCTGACTTTAAAAATCAAGTTGGCGGAGTTCAGATGGAATTTTTAGTTAGACAATACCCTGGTTCAACTGTACAAGTTGCATCTAGTACTGTTGTTTATTCAACAACTACTAAAGTAGATATGAGAGCAAGAGGTAGACAGGTAGCAATTAAAATGACAACAGTAGATACAGGAACATCAGCTGCAACTACATTTAGATTTGGTACTCTACGTATAGATGCACAACCAGATGGTTTAAGATAATGGCAAAACTAGATCAACCAAGACTTGCAAACGCTACTCCAGAATATACACCTGCTCAATTAGACCAAATTATTAGAACAATAGAACAGATGGTATTGCAATTAAACAATACCTTTACACAAGACGTGCAAGATGTTAATGAAGCACAGGCTTGGTATTTTATAAAAGTATAAAGAAAAATGTCTAATATATATAAAAACGCAATTTATAAAGCTACAACAACTGCTAATACAACGGTGTATACTTGTAATGCTACGGCAAGAGCTATCATTCAAAATATACAATTTGCAAATTCAACAGGTACACATACGGTATCTGCTTATGTTTATAGTTATACTAATAGTACAACAATTCAAATTGGTATTAATGATATAGCTGCAAAAACTTCTTTCAATTTAGCTTCAGGTCCTATAATATTACAAGAAAGAGATGCATTGTTATTATCATCTAATAACGTTGCAGATATAACAGCGATTGTTTCTATATTAGAAGTGAATCGAGGAACATTAACAAATTAAATGGAAGAAATAAGAATACTTTGTGATTCAGAAATCATAATTAAAAATATAAAGACAGGTAAAATTTATAAAGACGAAGAAGAAGTTAAATTAGATATTTCTGCTAAACCTGAAGATATTAAAAGAGATGTTAAAATTATAGTACCACCAATACCTTTATTTAGTAAAACATAATGGACAATCATAGAAAGAGACTACAGTATTATAAAGAACAGGGTTCTGTTTTTAATAACGTTTTAGATATAGGAGCTTATGAAGGTGAGTTCTATACTATGTTTAAAGAGTTCTTTCCTAATGCAAATGTATTAATGATTGAAGCTAATGAAAAAAAAGAATCTATATTAAAAAGCATAGGTCCATATAAAATAGCATTACTTGGATCTGAAGATAATAAAGAAGTTGATTATTATATATGTAAAGATGGAGTACCCACAGGAAATAGTATTTATAAAGAAAACACTACTTATACTTTTGAACCTAAAAAAAGGAAGGCAATAACTTTACCTACTTTGTTAGGATCTGAAAAGGGGTTTGATTTAATTAAAATGGATGTTCAAGGATCTGAATTAGATATTATTAAAGGAGCAATACCTATTATTAAAAGAACAGATTCCCTTTTACTAGAATTACAGACATTAGAATATAACTTAAAAGCACCTATGGCATCAGAAGTTATATCTTATGTACATAACTTAGGGTTTGATTTAGTTGATATACTTAACTTAATGTATTCAGAAAATCACTTGATTCAAGTGGATGTTTTGTTTATAAACAGAAATAGAAATGAATCCTAAAGGCGGAACAGAAATTTTAAAAGAACAGTTAATAGTACAATTAGAACCAGGTTCTATTGATGGTGTTAATTTAATTGGATCTATTTGTCATCCATCTTTAGTTAAAAAAGATAAAACAAATGTTGTTTGGCAACATTTAAGTTATGATCAACCAAATGTTCAATACATGCGTGATCGTAAATTTGTAGATTCAATAGATTACTTTATTTACGTAAGTCATTGGCAATATAATAAGTTTAGAGAACATTACCAAATACCAGAATATAAATCTTTTATTATTAAAAATGCTACACCTGCATTTGAAGAAGTTGTTAAACCTAATGTTATATTACCTACGGTTCCTGAAAATAAAATTAAAATTTTATATACATCAACACCATGGAGAGGTCTTGCAATATTAATAAGAGCTATAGATATATTAAATAAAACAAGAAATGATTTTGAAGTAGAAATATATTCATCAACTAGGATATATGGAACAGCATTTGAAGAATCTGAAAAAGGTAAGTTTGATGCTTTATTTGATAAATGTAGAGGTACTAAGAATGTTATATTTAGAGGTTATGGAATTAACACACAGATTAGAGAAGCATTAAAAGAATCTCATATTTATGCTTATCCATCTATCTTTGAAGAAACATCTTGTCTTGCAGTTATAGAAGCTATGTCGGCAGGCTGTCATGTAGTTACTACAAACTACGGCGCGCTTCCAGAGACGTGCGGCGAGTTTGCAACTATGATTGAATTTGATTCTAGTTCACAAAATCTTATTGAAAGATATGCTGATACATTAAATTCAGTTATAGACAACTATAAGAAAAATCTATATAAAGAAGACTTAGAAATGCAAACTAAATATTATAAGAATTATTATTCTTGGGAAACAAGAATAAAAGAATGGGAGAATTTTTTAAACTATGTCAGACAACAAAAAGAAACAAATTAAGTTATTTATAGCAACACCTGCTTTTGGTCATCAGGTTACAACAAATTACATGAATAGTGTAATGAGGTTCGTATCAACATCACATCCAAAAATTCAAGTATCAACTGCAATACATTTACAATCAGGTATGGCTTTAGTAACGCAAGCTAGAAATAATTGTGTTGCATCATTTTTAAAATCAGATTGTACACATTTCTTTTTTATAGATTCAGATATTGGATTTGAACCAGAAGCTGTTTATAGATTATTAGAAAAAGATGAAGAAGTAGTTCTTACACCATACGCTGTAAAAGGATTTGGTCAAAACTATGCATTACAATTTATAGTTCATTTCCCAGATAGAGATAATGTTAAAATAGGTAAAGATGGATTTGTAGAAATAACTGCAGGACCTACTGGGTTCATGATGATTAAAAGACAAGCATTTGAAAAATTAATAAAAGCATATCCAGATAAGAAAACAGTTAATAAACAATTAGTAGGTAACAAAGTAGAGATCATGGATTCAGATTGGTATACATTTTTTGAAACAGGTATAGATCCTGAGAATGGTTATTTAGGTGAAGATATTTGTTTTTGTAAGTTATGGACAGCTATAGGTGGTAAAATATATGCTGATGCTATATCAGAATTAACTCATTTTGGTGGCCATCCGTTCAAAGGATCATTAAGCTTAATGTTTAAACCAAAACCAGTTGACCAACCTAAAGAAAAATAGTAAAATAAACGGTTTCAGGATATAACGCCTGCTGTAAGATGTTTGATGAGATAAAAACTATAATCTCTTTGTATAGGCGTTTTGACCGATATAAACGATATAGCGACAAAGACCTGTTATTTCATATCCTACCATCTTATCAACTTAAACAATATAAATTGCACAAACAAGGAGACGAAGTGATTGCTTTTACTAACTGGGCTTTTCTAAATAACGACGCTCAAAATCGTTTTATTTCAACAACTTTTTTAAAACCAAATGATTGGAAAAGTGGTGATAATGTATGGCATATTGATACCATTTGTGTTAAGAATATTAGAAAAGTTATGTCTTGGACAAAAGAACATTTTAGGAAAATTTTAAAAGTAAATCAGCCTTTAAACTGGTTAAGAATAGATGACAATGGAGTTATCTATAGAAAAGCATCGAAATTCAAAAGAGAATTTCATAACAAAGGTAATATATAATGGGTGGCGGTGTACCAATAGTAGATGATGTTTTAGATTTTGGTGGCGATATTATAGAAGGCGCTGGAGATGTTTTAGACGATGCAATTGATGTCGTTACAGAAAATCCAGAATTACTTGCTTTAGTAGCAGTTCCTTATTTAGCACCTGAGATGTTTGCTTTTGATGCATTGGCAGCAGAAGGTTTAGGTGGAGTAGGAGCTTTTGATGTAGCATCCTCTGCTTTACCAGGTCTTACTTTTGACGCTGCAACAGGAGCTTATACATTAGCCGATGCAGGATTAGGATTAGGTTTAGGAACAGAAGCAGGTGGTTCTTTATTTTCAGATTTAGTAAACGCAGATGCGTTTGATCCAAGTTCTTTTTTACCAGGAAATAATCCTTATGATCCTACTAAACAATTTAGTGATTATGCAAAATATGCAAGAGATGCTTATAAGATTTATGATATGTTAAGCTCAGATTCACAACAACAAGTTCAAAATCAATTTGCAAATCAAGGTTTATATAATCCAAGTTCAGGTGAATTTGATTATGCAAGTGCATTATCACCTTTTTTAAATCAAGCAAAAAATTATTATGATAGAGCTAGTTTAATTAGTAATTTAGGGGATGTTTCTTCACATGTATTAAATCAAGTTCCAAATCCAACTCCAGGGTCTCCTACACCTGAAAAAAGTATTTTAGGTCTTTTAAAAGATTTACCTTATACAGCTATGCAAGATTTATTGACAGTTCCAGGTCTTATAGGAACTGGATTAGGAATAGCAAGTATTGCAGATCAAAGAAGAGTGAACAATTTAATTCAGCAAGGATATGATGAAAACAAAGCTAAACAATTAGCTTATCAACAAAAATTTACAACACCTGCAGGTATTGCTAGTTTACCAAGACAAGATATTACAGGATTAACTCCTAGAACAGTTTCTGATGTAGTTGTTAAACCAAAAGCTGCTAAAGGTGGTTCAATTAATGATTTATACAAAGAATATTCTGAATTAAATAATAGAATGAGAAACTATAGAAGACTTGCTAAAGGAGGAATTGTTTAATGGATAGAGAAAAATTAAGAGCTATGTTAATGCAAAAACCTGAATTAGCAAAAAAAATTTTACAAATGGCTAAACAAAAAGGTTATTTAAAAGGTGGAAGAGTTGGCTATGCAAATGGTTCTCAACCACAAATAACTCAACAACAAGTAGCAATGATAGTTACTATGCTTAAAAAAGGGGCAGATATGTCAACTATATCTTCTATCGTTGGTATTCCTCAAGATCAAATACAAATGATTGTTTCCAAACTTCAACAAGGAATACAACAAAAAGCTCCAGGTGGAATAACTGGATTTCAAAAAGGTGGAATGTCTTCTCCAAGATCTGATCCAAATCCAGATGCTGAAAGAAATGATCTTGCATTAAAATTATTTGGAAGACCATTACATCAACTTACACCAGAAGAATTAGATCAATTACATGAATATATTATGAATAAACAAGCTAAAGGTGGTATAATGGAAATTGATTACAGAGATGAAGGTGGATTTGTTCCTCCTATTGGTAAAAAAGAACGAGCAGATGATATACCTGCTATGTTAAGTAATAATGAATTTGTGTTCACTGCTGATGCTGTACGAAATGCAGGTGGTGGTAGTGTTAAAGAAGGAGCTAAAAAAATGTATGCTCTTATGAAAAAATTGGAAGGTAAATAATGGCAACTACTACAGGAACATACGCAGCACCTTTTCTTCAACCATTTGGAGAAATGCTTACTAACTATGCTGCAGGTCAATTAACTCAACCTCAAGATATTAGTGGATTACTTCCACAAGTTGCCGGACAAAACGTATTACAACAACAAGCTCTACAACAAGGTGCAACTCAAGCAGGTCTTGGTGCATTACAATTTAATCAACAAGGTGAAGTTTTAGGTGCCGGTCAAGGAACTGGTATTGCAGGTTATGAACCATTTTTACAAGGAGCAGCTCAATTAGCAGGACCACAAGGTTATCAACAATACATGTCTCCTTATCAACAAGATGTTATTAATACGACATTAGCAAATTATGATATACAAGCACAAAAAGGTTTAGCGCCTCTTGCTGCTAATGCAGTGAATGCAGGTGCATTTGGTGGAGCTAGAGAAGGAATACAAAGAGCTGAGTATCAAGCAGCGAGCGACAGGAATAGAGCTTTTATAGAAGCACAATTAAGAAACACAGGATTTGGTCAAGCTCAAAACCAAGCAAATATTGGATTTGGTCAACAAACATCTTTAGCTACTTTACAACCTTCATTAGCTGCTTCTAATATTTCAATGTTAGGTCAATTAGGTGGGCAACAACAAAATTATCAACAAGGAATTTTAAATGCATTGCAACAAGGTGCTGCTATACAAAATCAATATCCATTACAAAGATTAAGTGGTATCGCAAGTTTATTTGGAAATATTGCTCAAGCTACTCCAGCAACTCCTGGTCAACCTATAACAACAAATCCATATTTAACTGGTGCTCAAGCGTTTGCAGGTATTTATGGTCCATATTTGCAATCAAAAGCAGCTAGAGATGCATTACTTATAAGATCAGGTATTGATCCAAATACTAATAAACCTTTACCTAAAACAGGTACAACAGGAACAAATAATACAGGATTACCTTCAATACCAAGAAACTGGTGGGATACTCCAATTGATCCTAGTTTTTGGGATACTCCTCCTTTTTTCCCTGGAGATACAGGTGGTGAACCAAACTATACAGATTATGATTTAATAACTGGAGATTATACAGGTGGTTTACCTGAATATACTAATTATTAATAAATTATGGCTAACATTTTAAAAAGACCAATGTTTAGAAGAGGGGGATCTGTAGCTTACGGTACGGGTATAACTTCTGGTTTAGATACACCAAGAGCTAGATATGAAGATGGCACTGATGAAGAAGGTGCACAACAAAATGATATTGTAAGTCTTTCTGCAAAAGACGAAGAAAAAATAAATCCTGAAATTTTAAAAGCTGCATACGATATTATTAAAGAAAAAACTTTACCAAGTGATAAAGAAATAGTTTCTGATTTTTTAACTTCATTTGGTGCTTCTGCTGCTGATCCAACAGAATTACAGACATGGGGATCTGCTTTAGGTAAAACTGCGCAAAGATTTCAAGCCGTACAACAACCTAAACTTCAAGCAGCGTCTAAATATGGTGCACAAGCTGCATTAGCATCTCTTAAAGGTATGACTAAAAATGATCTTTTAGCTATACAAAGAAAAGCAAAAGAAGCTGCAGCAATGGGAATGTTTGGAGATCCAAAAGATCCTGAAAGTTATAAAAGAGCATATACAGCTTTTGCTAGAAAAGAACTAGGTATAGATGCAAATCCATTTTTAAAGTCTAAATCACCAGAAGATAAAATAGATGAACTTGCTAAAACTATTGCTAAAGATAAAGGTTATGATTATGCAACTGCATTATCTTTTGCTAAAATACAATATCAATATGCGCATCCAAGTGATGAAAAAATTAAAGATGAATCAAACAGATTTAAAGGTGAAATAAATTCTAATTTTGTTGAACCACAAGCTAGTGGAGATATTAAAATAAAAGCAGATAAATTACAAAGTCAAGGAAAGTTATATAAAGCTAATGATGTTGTTTTTGATCCAACTACTAAATCACTATACTATTACGCAGGACAAGGTACATTTAAGCTTCTTAGAAAAGTATAGGAGGTACAATGGAAGAAGATAATCTTCAAGAAACCTCTAATCCAATAGAAATATATAACAATGTGGACATAGAACCACCTGTTGTTAAAGAAGAAGTATTAGCAGATACTATACCTAAAGTAGAAGTACCTGAAAAAGCTGAGCTTAGAGAATTACCAAGTGAATCTGAAATCACAGGTGGACTAGAATTAACATACAAAGCTCCTAAACCAGAACAACCTAAAAAAACTATTGAGATTAAATATGATGCTGAAGGTAAACCTATTATCTATGGTGCTAGTGAAACTGAAAGAATATTTAGTAGATTATACAAAGCAGCGAAAGGCGAGAAGCAAGAACCTAAATCAGATTACAATTATATAGAACAAGCATCTGCTGGTTTAATCCATGCAAGTATTGCTGTTCCACGTCAAGGTTTTTCACTTGCTGCTGAGATTGGAGACTTTGTAAGAGGTAATGGTATTCCTGTTGAAGACAGATATATAACTAAACTTGAGGATGCAATTAATGGAACTTTCTTAGGAAGAATAGAACAAGAATCAAAAGATATTGCATATAGTGGTGCAGTTGGAAGATTAACAGATGGTATAGCGCAATTATATGGTGCTGGAAAAATAGGTTCTGCAATTGTTTCTAAACCATTAAATGCTTTAAGAATAGAACAGATTGCAAAAAATTATGTAGAAGCTGCTAAAGCAAATAAATTAGTAAAACCAAGTACAGCTTTAGGTAAAGCAATAGAGAAAGCATCTAATCTTAACAATATGACAACTAAAGATAAATTTATAACCATAGCTGTTGGTGCAGGTGGATTTGGCGCAGGGGCAGCATTAGTTGCGGACTCAGAAGATATTGGAACATTATTGGGAGATACTTTTAAAGATGTATCCGGTGTTAGTAGTCCATTTGAAATAGATAGATTTAAAAAAGAAGAATCACAAGATGAAGCAGCTAGAAAAATATATAACAGAATTAAATTTGGAGCTGACAATGCTATTGTAGGTATTCCATTTGCTTATGGAGTAGGACTTGTACAACAGATTGCTAAATATGGAAAAGACATGGCTTATAGCAATAGTCTTCTTGATAGATGGATAGATAAATATTTTGTATCTCCATTTAGAGCTAGGGGTAAATTATCTCAAGAATTATTTGAAGCAACTAAACAAGTAGAAGGTACTGAGACTGCAGCTAAAGTAACTGCTAAAGATTTATTAAGAAACATTGATCAAGCACTTGGTAAAGTTGCAAAAGAATCTGGAATATCTACAGGAAATCCTGCATTTAAAAGAATTATAGGTAGATTAGATGAATTATTACTTGCGGGTGAAGATACAGTTCGCGGTGGAAAAATTGAATTCTATGGATTTCCTACAAAAGCAATGAATGAATTTGAAACGTTTGCAAAGTCAGTTGGAATAAATTCTAAACAAGTAGATAGAGTAGTAACTGAGTTAATAGCAGCTAGAAACGAATTTAATGTTTTAAAAAATAATGTTTTAAACAGTGATAACGTTCAAGTTGGAAGTGTAGAGTTTAATAAACTAATGTCTGACAGAATGAAAACTATGTTTAATTCTGAATATAAAATAATGTCAGATAGAAGTATTATTCCTTGGTTAAACTACAAACCATCTGATTCTGATATTCAAGCAACTAAAAATGTATTAGCTCGTTATGCAAAAGGTAATGGTAAAACTTTAGATGCTGATCAACTAGATAATATTATGAATGATATTATCAGTAACGTTAAATATAATGAAGTTACAAAGACTCCAGAATTTATTATTGGAGAACAAAGTGCTTTAAGTGATAAAGGAACTCAATTAATTAATATAGCTAAAAATATAAAAGGCGGTAAATTTACACCAACTGAATTAATTAAAACACCAGAAGACTTAAGAGCATTTCAAAGATTATTTGGACAGAAAAGAGATATAAGAAATTCTATTGTTAACATCATGGAAGATTTAGCAACATTAGATGCTAGAAATAAATTTTATGACAATGTATTAAAATTAAGTGATGAAGCTATTAAAAATGGAGAAAGAGGAATTGTATATCCAACATACAACGATGCAGTAATCAATTTAACAAACAGACCTATTATTAAAAATAAACAAGGTTTACAAATTAAATCACCATTAGGTGAAGAAGTTTATACAAATCCTTTAAATGGTAAGTTTACATCACAAGAATTTGCTGATGCATTAAATTTTAGTGATAAATTATTTTGGGATCCTGTATTTAAAAGTGCATTATATCAACATTTAGTTTTAGTTCCTAAAGGAGTATTTCAAATATCAAAAACAATTTTAGGACCTTTCAGTCATACTAGAAACTTTGTATCTAATAGTGTGTTCACAGCAGCTAGAGGTAATTTCTTTTTAAACCCTGTAGAGATAGCTTCTGATTTTAAAAAATCTTTTAATTTAGTACAACCTCAATTGTTATATAGAAATACACCTAAAGATCAGCAATTATATAAATTTTTAGCTGAACAAAATATAATGGGTACAAGTGCTACTGCAAAAGATTTACAAGGTCTTTTAGATGATATGTCTAAAGGTGGAGATTTTTATACAAGATTAGTTAATAAATTTAATGATGGACTAAAAAGAAAATTACCAGTGGTAGGTGAAACAGTTGAAGCTGTAGCTAAAGGTGCAAAAAGAAGTTATCAAATTGCTACTGATTTATATTTAGCTGAAGATGAATTATGGAAAGCATATAACTTCTTTGCTGAAAATTATAAATATAAACAAGCTTATGCAAATGCACTTAAAAAAGGCATAATTAAAAAAATGCCAGATGATCTAACAATTATGAAAGAAGCAGCTAAAATTGTTAGAGATACATTACCTAATTATTCATTTGTTCCTGATTTCATTAAAGGTTTAAGAAGATTACCTGTAGGTAACTTTATATCTTGGCCAGCTCAAATTATATCCACTAGTGCTAATTCTATAGAACTTGGAATTAAAGAAGCAATGAATCCAGTAACAAGAGAAATTGGATTAAAAGGTTTAGCTTCATTTGCAGGAGTAACTGCAATTGCAATACCTACTATTAATGCAATTGGTAGAGGTTTATATGGTGTAACCCAAGATCAAGTTGCAGCATTAAGAGAGTTTCTTCCTTTATTCTCAAAAGAAAATGCTATCTTTGTTTATAGAGATCAAAATGGAGATTTAAAATTTATAGATGCAAGTGGAACATTTGTTTACAATACTGTAACAGGACCAGCGCAATCTGTTATAAATGGAATTGAAAAAGAAAGAGTATTTAATCCTAATTCACCTTTAATGGTAGGATTATTTAAAGGTTTAGTCACAGGTACAAAAAATTTATTTGCACCGTTTATGGAACCATCAGCATATGTAACTATGATGTTTGATCTTTGGGCAAGAGGTGGAAAGACAGCAGATGGACGTCAGATTTGGAATCCAGATGCATCTATGGGTGAAAAATTTAGTAAAGGTTTAGAATATGTTGCTAAACAATATGCACCTTTTTCTATTCCACAGTTTCAACGTTTAGAAAAAGCAATATCAGGAACTCCAGGTGAAAGAGGAGAAAAATATAATGTATCTGATGAAATAGGTGGTTTTTATGGATTAAGAGGAATTCCAATGCCTCCTTCTGAAGTATTAAAGAAAATGGATTTTAAAATTAATGAATTTAAATCAGGTATTAGAAATACTCGAGGTTTATTTTCTGGGGAAGTTTTAAAAGGTGGTGAAATAAGTCATGATGATATTATTAAAAGATACATAGAAGCTAATGCACAAAGATATTCTGTTATGAATAAAATGAAACAAGTAAATGATTTAGCTGAAATATTAGAAGTATCACCTCAAGATCTTCGTAAAAAATTTATAGATAGAGGTGAAACTAATGCTTATAATCATATTGCTACTGGTAGATTTTACCCTTTTGAAATAACAGATCCTATTGCTAAAAAATTTAGAGAACAAAGAACTGCACTTGAAAGTGAATTTGATAATTTAAAATTTGAAGCTCCATATAGTTCAGGAACTATTCAAACATTAAATCAATTAAAATCTTTAATGAAACAAATACCTCTTGGATCAAATTTCTATGATTATGTTAAACCAGAAGATTGGTTAATTGATACTAAACGATCTGAAGCACCTGGTGGCGAGCAGCAAGTAGCGAGAGCTCCATTACCACCAACTCCAATGCCTGATCAACAAGTAGTACAACCTACACCTCAAGTTGCTCAAGGAAATGCTGGTATGATGCAAAATGGCTTGACACCTACGGAGAGTGTTTTATTAAGTGAATCTGAAAAAGTTATGAGACTAAGACAAAGGGGATTAGCATAATGGGTAACGGAAAAGAACCTGAAACAACTGGTGAACATATTGTAGCTCTTTATGGCCACATAACTGGCGTTAAAAGAGACATAAGAGAATTAAGACAAGAGTCTTCTGAAATGCATAATAAATTTGAAAAAAAATTTGACACATTAATATGGTGGATCATTGCCGGTCTAGGTTCAACCATAACTATTTTAATAGGCATAGCCATTCATTTAGCAAAATAAAGTATTGCATATAGGTTAAAAAAACTATATCAGGCGCTAATGGAGAATAAATTACTAGTACATAAACACCTAATTATCCGAGCAGAGGCAAAAAATCCTCCTATGGAAGAAAGTTTACTTAGGCAATGGTTTCAAAAATTTATTCATGAAATAGGTATGAAAGTTATGATGGGTCCTTATGTTAAGTACTCTCATATGATTGGTAATCGTGGAATTACAGGAGCTGCAATTATTGAAACATCTCATATAGTAATGCATGTTTGGGATGAGCCTGATCCCGCCTTGCTTCAATTTGACGTTTACTCTTGCGGTGAATTTGACCCTATAAAGATATGTGAAAAAATAAAGAACGATTTTAATACTACAAAAATAGAATATAAATTTTTAGACAGAGAACATAACCTTGAAATTTTAAAATAAATCATTATATATCTCCAAGGTTGCATCATGTGGATGGACCTATTAACTTGCTTAACAAAGGAGATAATAATGACTTTCAATTCATTATTCCCAAACAATGGTTTACTAGATGTAAACAAAATACAAAAAGAAATATTCAACGGATCAACAAAATTTTTTGATGATGCCTTTGAAAATATTTTTGACACGTGGTCAAAAGTACAATCATTTCCATTCTATAACTTAGTTAAATACTCAAAAGGTAAATACGGTTTAGAAATCGGTTTAGCTGGATACAATAAAGAAAACGTACTTGTAGAAGTTAAAGATGGTATCTTAACAGTAGAAGGAAAAGTAGAAAATAAAAATGTAGACTATGTAAAACAAGGTCTAGCATTTAGAAAATTTTTTAAACAGTTTGAATTAGCTAAAGATGTAATAGTTGATGAAGCTGAAATGAAAGATGGTCTACTTAAAATTAAATTTGGTTTTAATGAACCAAAAGAAATTGAAGGCGTTAAAATAAATATAAAATAATGATGCCTTATAATCAGGACGAAATGGATTGGTTAAATCCAAGCCTTTAGTTCTTCGCCCATAACTTTAGAGGCGATATCAACTTTTTTACGGAGGGCATCTACGATTTTTTCATCTACGGTGCCTTCCGCAATAATATCAATATAAGTCATAGGTTTTTCTTGACCAATACGATCAATCCTAGCTTCAGATTGTTGACGTTTTTCTAAATCATAACCATTAGAATAATAAATCATAGTAGATGCGCCTGTTAATGTAATTCCATATCCACCTGTTTGAGGTGTACCTACAATAAATCTTACAGGGCTATCTGGGTTTTGAATTAATTTAATTGCTTTTTGTCTATCTTCAGTAGTGGTATCACCATAATAAGTTACTACCGTATTATCTCCGTATCTTTTTTTAATAGCTTCAACAATAACTTCTATATCATATCTATAGTGGGCCCATATAACTGCCTTACCTTCTACTTCATCTAATACATCTAACAATTCATCTAATCTTTCATTTTTAAGAATTTGAATATCTCCATCATCAGATTTAAAATGACCACAAGTTATTTGATGCAATCTCATTAATTGAGTTAGTACAGTTGCAGTCGTAACCATCTTACCATTTAAAATAGCAAGAGCCATTTGTTTCATTTGATCATATACTTTCTTTTGTTCTGCACTAAGTTGCACAATTCTTTTCATAAAAGTTTTAGGTGGTAAATCTAAACAATCATCTTTTAATACTCTAAAAGAAAATGGTTTTATTTTATCAGATAATTCTCCAAGATTTCTATAACCAACAACTAAATGGACCATACGACCAGATACATTAATTTGTTTTGTAATAGCATATCTAGTTTTAAATGAATAATAAGACTGATGATCTAAAAGCCATGGATCTAAAAAATAACATTGTGTAAATAAATCTAATGGAGATTTAGTTACCGGCGATCCTGTTAATATTCTTTTATATTTAACATCACGACCAATACCTATAATTGTTTTAGTTCTAATAGCTTCTGGATTTTTAATGGTAGTTGATTCATCTATTGCCATTAAAGTTTTATGGCAACTTAAAAATTTTTCTGCAAATTGTTTTCCTTTTTTAGTAGAGAATGCTTCAACATTCATAATTAAAATATGAAGATCAAAGCTAGATTGAAATAAAGTATTTAATTCTTTTTCTTTAGTTTTATTAATAGTCGCTTCCCATAATACCATTTTCTTATCTATATAATCTGGCATATGATTAGGTATTTCAGAGTCAAACCAGTTCTTATAAACACCTTTAGGTGCGACAATTAGCGCACCATTGATATGACCTTTATTATAAAGCATAGCAATATTATCAATAAGAACCTTAGATTTACCAGTTCCCATTTCCATAAAGTATGCAAATACTTTTTTATCCCATGACATTTCTAAGGCTTTTGTTTGATGCGCAAAAGGCTTAGTCTTATATTTATAGTGCATATATTTTTTAATTCTTTCTATTGACAACTCTATACTAAAAGATGTATAGCTTGTCAAGAAATATGGAAGACAAAATAGTTTATGTAATTCAAGACGTTCCAGGCAGCAGAATAGGTATGCCTAAAATAAATATTATTGGTGCGTCTAAATTTGGTAAACTAAAAGTTTTGTTACCAGAGAATGCACAGGTGACTTTAAGTACAAGTCCTGTTGTGGCTAAATTAAAATCTTTATTAAAAAATTATAGGCCAACAGATTATTTGCTACTTACAGGTGATCCTGCAATAATTGGTATTGCATGTTCCATAGTTTCAGACTATACTAATGGAGTATATAAACTTTTAAAATGGGACAAACAAGAAAGAATGTATTATCCATTAGAAATTAACTTAAACCAGAAAGAAGAAAACCATGTCAACGATAGACTTTGAACAAGACCAAGTACAATCTGTAACTCAGATTGATGCAGCAAAAACTTTATCAGATAAAGTTTTAAAATTAAAAGATTTAGAAGACGAGATTGCTAACGCAGAAGAAAGTATTAATAAATTAAAAGAACAAGCTAGAATACTTTCACAATTTGAAATTCCTGCAATGATGCAGGAAATGCACATTACAAAATTAAAGCTCAAAGATGGTGAGTCTGTAGAAGTAAAACCTTTTTACAGCGCATCTATAATTCCTGAAGTTCAGGAACAAGCTTTTATATGGCTTCGTAACAATGGCTTAGGTGATATTATTAAAAATGATATCACTGTTACCTTTGGTCAGGGCGAAGATAACAAGGCGGCAAAATATGCTGTCCTTGCACGAGGTCAGGGTTTTGAACCAGTCCAGAAAGTTGGTGTTCATGCCCAGACACTCAAAGCGGTGGTCAGAGAGCGTATCGAATCTGGACGTGATATGCCCTCTGATCTATTTAAAACGTTTGCGGGTAACCAGACAAAAATAACAAGGAGATAATCGATGCAAGAAGCGAGAAACGAGAAGCAAGTAGCAACAAAGAAAGCTGCACCTCTACCTTCAACAATAATGTTTGAAGAAGATGCGCACGCAGGTTTTGAGAATGTAAAGCAAGGAAGTTTAGCTTTACCAATCTTGAAACTTTTACAAAATGGTTCTGCTGAAGCACAAAAGAGAAATCAAGCTTATGTGCAAGGTGCTGAGCCAGGAATGTTACTGAACACAGTAACAAAGAAAGTTTATGATGGTGCAAAAGGAATAGATGTTATTCCATGCCATTATAGACTGGAGTACCAAGAATGGTCAGACTTTGGAACAGGATCAGGAAGACCTGAACAAATCTATCCAGATACTTCGGATATATTGACTAAAACAACTAAAGATCAAATGGGTAAAGATAGATTACCAAATGGTAATTATATTTTAACTGTTGGTCAGCATTTTGTTTTAATCTTGGATAATGGTACCACTGAATCTGCTTTAATATCTATGAGTTCATCTCAAGGTAAGATTAGTAGAAAGTGGAATGCTATGATGATGTCCATCACTTTAGATGGAAAAAATGGTGTATATACGCCACCATCATTTAGCCACATTTATAAGATAAATACCGTATTGAATTCCGGAAAAGGAAATCAATGGTATGGGTACAACATTCAAAAAGTTGGTCCTGTGCAAGATCAAGCGGTGTATGAAAGAGCTAAACAGTTCTATCAATCACTAGCTAACGGAAAATAGTCAAACCTCTTGGGTGGTAGAAATACCACCCAAATAAATACGAGTGGAATATGTTAGAAAGATTTAAAGAGATATTTGCTGGGCTGCAAACAGCTTACGGCCAAACTAAAGTTACAGAAGAATTTTCTGAAAACGGTAAACACGAAGCTAAATCATTTACAATAAAAAAACCAGTAACTGATTTATTATGGCAAGCACATTTAAACGGTGATGAGCCAGCATTAGGAATAGTTCCAATTAGAGAAGATAATAAGTGTAAATGGGGATGTATTGATATTGATACTTATCCATTTGACCACAAAGCTTTCATTAAAAAAATTAGAGATAAAGATATTCCTATGATTTTATTTAGATCAAAATCAGGTGGAGCTCATGTATTTTTATTTACAAAAGAATTTGTGGCAGCAAGTTTAATGAGAGAAAGATTAAAAAAGATTGCAGGAATATTAGGATATGCGAAAGCAGAAATATTTCCTAAACAAGATTACATTAGAGCTGAACGAGGAGACACAGGAAGTTTTTTAAATGTTCCTTATCATGGAAGTAATAAATCAGTTAGATTTGCATTTGATGATAATGGTGAACCATTAAAGGTAGAAGATTTTTTTAAACTTTATGATCAATATTCTTTAACTGAAAAAGAATTATTTAATTTAAAAATTTCTGAAACAGATAACACAGATGATTTATTAAAAGGTGCGCCGCCTTGTTTACAAACAATTTTAAAAGATGGAATGCCAGAAGGCGGAAGAAATGACATGATGTATAACATTGGTGTTTATTTAAAGAAAAGATTTCCAAATGAATGGCAAGCAAAGATGTATGTTTATAATGAACAATACATGAAACCACCACTTCAACATGTAGAAATAACTAGGTCCATAGAATCTGTAGGTAAAAAAGATTATCGTTATAAATGTAAATTAGAACCTATTGTTAGTTTTTGTAATTCTAAATTATGTTCTAAAAGAGAATTTGGGGTTGGAGATGATGTTCCACCACCAGAAATAACAGGAATAAGTAAATATCCATCAGATCCACCATTATATTTTGTTAATATAGATGGTGATAGTGTTGAAGTAGATGATGTTACATTACATGATCCAGAAAAATTTTCAGTGGCGTGTATGAATCAAATATCTAAGCCAATGCTTCCATTAGGTAAAATTATATGGAGAAAACAATTAGTTAAATTATTTGAAAAGCTTCAAGTATTAGATGCACCTGATTCTGCAAAAGTAGATGTACAAATAAAAGATTTATTGGCTGACTTTATAAACAAAGCTCCTGGTAAAAAATTAACTGATATAATGAGAGGTTTACCTTTTACAGAAGATAATATCACTTATTTTAAATTCTCAGATTTTTGGAAGTACCTACAAAGATCAAAGTCTTGGACATTACAAAAACAAAAAACATTAAGATTATTAAGTGAATTGTTTGGAGCAAAAGAAGATAGAGTGTTTATAGAAAAGAAAGTTATTAGAACAATGAAAATGGAAACTATTAAATTAGATAAACCAAATGTAAGACAAACAAAAATGAAAGAATCTAGTTTAGTATGAAAAGAATAATTATTCCAGGGCCTCCTGGAACAGGTAAAACATATCATTTGACTAATCACTATTTAAGAAAAGAAATAGAAGAATATAAAACGCCTACAATTAAAATTGCATACATTACATTTAGTAATGCTGCAACGACTGAGGCTAAGAAAAGAATAGAAAATTTATTTCCAACTTATGATATTAAAAAGAATTTTCCTTACATATCTACAATGCATTCTTTAGGCACAAGACAATTAAATATAGATACAAATACACGATTGTTAAAAGATTCTAAATGGAAAGCATTTAAAAACTTTTCACAAATATGTAGAGACATGTCTTTTGAATCATATGTAAATGATTCTGGTATTCCTCAATATAAAAATCACCACATGAAAATTATTGAATATGCTAGAGCTAAAAAAATTCCTATTGTTGATGCAGCCATAGAATTAGATTTGCAACATTCTATTGATATATGGTTAACAGAACAAATTGATGCCGATTTAAAATCATATAAAGAACAAACAGGAATGATTGAATATTCCGATATGATTAAACAGTTTGTCGAGAAAGATAAGTGTCCCCCACTCAACGCTGTCTTTCTAGATGAAGCACAAGATCTGAATCCTCTGCAATGGGATATGTTCTTTTACATTGAATCAAAATGTGAAAGATCTTACATTGCAGGGGATGACGATCAAACCATATATACTTTTCAGGGTGCGGATGAAAATATATTTATAAATTTACAAGGTGAAAAAGATCCAAGAATAGAATCAAGAAGGGTTCCTAGAGCAGTTCACAAAGAAGCTTTAAGTATTTTAGAACATATTAACAATCGAATGGTTAAAGATTGGAAACCAAGAGATGCAGAAGGTAAAGTATTTTATAATCAAACAATGGATAACATAAATTTTAATTCAGGAAACTGGATGATATTAGCTAGAACTAACAAAATGTTATATCCAATAAGGGATTATTTAACTTCTTTAAACCTAAGATTTGATAGTAAAATCAATGACTTATTGCCAAATCAATTATTAGAAGCTTATAGAATTTGGGTAAGATTAAATGAAGGAGCTTCTGTTGGTGGAGATGAAGCAAAATTAATTTATGAATATTTAAGTTATAAACTTAAACATGTTAAAAGAGGTTTTTCAGAAGGTAAATCATTAGAGAATGTAAATTATGTAGATCTTGATGATCTTAGAATGGATCATGGATTAGAAATATTTGGAAGTTGGCAACAGTTAAACATTCCAGAAGAAAGTAAATTATATATGAAATCATTAATAGCAAACGGAGATAATCTTTTTGATAAACCAAGAATTAAAGTATCTACAATACACAGCGTGAAAGGTGAAGAATGCGACAATGTTGTTTTGTTTACTGATTTAGAAAGAGTCATATACGAATCAGCAAGAAGAAATCCTGATCCAGAACACAGATTGTTTTTTGTAGGTGTAACCAGAACAAAGGAGAACTTATATATCATGCAACCAACAGAAGAATATAACTATAGCGTAGGAGACCCAATATGAGTAATGATGTGTTTTTTAAACAAATTGGTGGCAAACATTATAAAAAATATAAAATACAACCTTCTATCTTTATTAATGAAAATAAGATACTGTTTGCAGAAGGAAACGCTATTAAATATATTTGCAGGCATCAAGACAAAGGTAAAAAGCAAGATCTTTTAAAAGCAATTCATTATATAGAAATGATAATGGAAAGAGATTACAAAGAATGAGAGGAAAGAAAATGGCAGTATTTGATTTAGGATTGTTTACAGTGTTGTGTATATATTGTTTTTTAATGATGGTTATATAAATGTTTGAAGCTCAAAAAGAATGGATTTGTCCAGATAATTTTCCAAACTTAAAAGGCTACAGTCATGTTGCTATTGATTTGGAAACTAAAGATCCTGAACTTAAAGCAATGGGATCTGGAGCTGTTAGAGGACAAGGTAATATTGTTGGTATCGCTGTCGCTGTTGATGGATGGTCCGCATATTATCCAATTGCTCATGAAGGCGGTGGAAATATAGATAAAGATAAAGTTATGGCCTGGATTAAAGAAGTTTGTGCTGCACCTAATACTAAATTATTTCACAATGCAATGTATGACGTATGCTGGCTTCGAGCGGCGGGCGTCGAGATTAATGGTGAAATTGTAGATACAATGGTTATGGCATCGTTAATTGATGAGAATAGATTATGGTATTCATTAAATAGTGTTGCATTTGATTATTTAGGTAAAACAAAAAATGAAGCAGCATTGAATGAAGCAGCTCAGTCTTGGGGAATAGATCCTAAATCTGAAATGTATAAACTTCCGGCGATGTATGTTGGATCTTATGCTGAGAAGGATGCTGAATTAACATTAGAATTATTTAAAGTATTGAGTAGAGAAATTGAAAATCAAAAACTAAAAAATATACTTAAATTAGAAACAGATTTATTTCCATGTCTTATTGATATGAAATTTAAAGGAGTCCGAGTTGATGTAGAGAAAGCAAAACTCCTGAAACAAACATTAACAAAACAAGAGCAAGACTTATTATTAAAAGTAAAACAAGAAACAGGGATAGACCCTCAAATTTGGGCTGCAAAATCAATTGCCACAGTTTTTGATAAATTAGGTTTACACTACGAAAGAACCGAGAAATCATTAGCACCTTCTTTCACAAAGAATTTTTTACAAGAACACAAACACCCTATAGTCCAAATGATTGCGAAAGCAAGAGAAATAAACAAAGCTCATACAACTTTTATTGATACAATTTTAAGATTTGAACATAAAGGTCGTATTCATGCTGATATCAATCCAATTAGATCTGACTCAGGTGGAACTGTTACAGGAAGATTTAGTTATTCTAATCCAAACTTACAACAAATACCTGCAAGAAATAAAGATTTAGGACCAATGATTAGATCATTATTTATACCAGAAGAAGGTCATAAATGGGGTTGTTTTGACTATTCACAACAAGAACCAAGACTTGTTGTGCATTATGCAGCTACAGAAGAACCTATATGCAATGATGAAGCAGTTGAAAACATTGTAGATAGATTTAATAACAATAATGTAGACTTCCACCAAACAGTTGCAGATATGGCCGGTATATCTAGATCACAAGCTAAAACAATTAATTTAGGTTTATTCTATGGAATGGGTAAAGCTAAATTACAAGCTGAACTTGGTTTGTCTACAAAAGCAGAAGCAGAAAATTTATTTAATCAGTATCATGACAATGTACCTTTTGTAAAAGAATTAATGTCACACACATCAAGATTAGCAAATACAAATGGTTACATTAAAACTTTATTGGGAAGAAAATGTAGATTTGATAAATGGGAGATAGATGAATTTAGAATGGGAGTAATGTCTACACCTATGACAAAAGAAGAAGCTACACAAAAATTTATAGATAATTGGTTAGCAAAATATCCTGAAGCAGATGTAGAAAAATTAAAAGCTAATCCTAAAATTAAAAGATGTTTTACATACAAAGCATTAAATAAATTAATACAAGGATCTGCAGCAGATATGACAAAGAAAGCAATGTTAGATTTATATAAAGAAGGAATTGTTCCACACATTCAAATACATGATGAATTAGATATTTCTGTTATAGACGATGATCAAGCAAAGAAGATTGTTAAAATAATGGAAAACGCCGTACCTTTGGAAATCCCCAACAAGGTAGATTATGAAAGCGGTGAAACATGGGGAGATATTTATGGTTGATTATGGCATATTTAAATGCAAATATACCTCCAATCTACTGTAAGATAAGGAGAGAATACTTATATGACTTACGACAACATCAAGGAGAAACTGAAGACTGCGTGGTATTTGCTTTGGGGAGTATTAGCGGTCGTGCGACGTTGTTTCATTGTTTACTCAGCAACGGTGCGATATATTGGAGACTTCCTATCTCTGCTTTTGTTCAAAGAAGAGTCGGCAGTGATGTGTATAGCACACCGATGGAACATCAAGATCTCGACGATCTTCAGCTATGGAATTCATTTAGTTATTATCCTAGCGTTATTGTTTTTGATTTTTTAAAAGGTCAAAGATGCAAATATTTAAGTAAATCAAAGAAATTTATTCATGGCGAATATTTATTTACTATTGACTGGGCGCATCCAGATAGTAATATCTTGGATACAGAACACTCTGAAATCCCTCATGAACATAAGTGCGGGCATGTTCTGGCTCTTGATAACGGTAATTACGCTATCATGCCTAACAATCGCATTCTGTGGAATGTGCCTAGTTTTACTACTTCATCACATTGGCCTGATTATAAAGTACAAACTTCTAGGTGGAATGTGGAAAACAAAGGCTGGATAACAGAGGACTCTGATAATATGTTTTATCAAGTTAATGAAGTCGACAAAGATTAATTGTATCAACAATACAACAGCTGGATGCTGTTTATTAAATCACTGTAAATGCTATGACAACAAAGACTATATTAGTATGGAAGTATTTGATAATAGCCCTAGTGGCATTCTTGCTAGGTACATTCTTTCCGAACCCGATAGCAAAGAAGAAGACAGAAAACGCCATTATCGCCTGGGCTAAAAGCCTAGGGTTTGGACCTCCAAGGTTTGAATATCACAATAATGAAGAGTTTGTCATATCTCTTAAAAAATGCATAGCCTACCTAAACTTTGATATCCCTGCAAAAAACCACATAAATACTGAATTAATAATAGCCCAAGCAATCGTTGAGTCTAATTATGGAACATCACGTTTTGCAATAGAAGGAAATAATCTTTTTGGCATAAGAGTATGGTCAACGGAAGGGATGTTACCATATAAACAGCCTGATCATATAAATTGGCGTGTAAGAGTCTTTAAAAACAAGTGCGAATCTGTTAAGTATTACATTGAAATTCTAAATACAAAACAAGTGTATGCAGAATTTAGAAAAGCTAGGGATATGTCATTTAATAAAGATCCTATTAGAATGGCAAAAGCATTAGATAGTTTTTCTACAAACAAAGAATATGAAAAACACGTAATAGAGGTTATTAATAAATTAAGAAATGTTACTAAGTGAAAATTTTACATTGGATGAATTAACCAAATCACAAGAAGCTATTCGTTTAGGAATTAAAAATGAACCAAACGATGAGCATGTAACTAATTTAATTTTACTTTGTAAAAATATATTACAACCAATTAGAAATCATTTTAAAATGCCAGTCTCTATATCTTCCGGCTACCGATCATCAGCTTTATGCGAGGCGATAGGATCGAGCAGCAAGAGTCAACACACGAAGGGGCAAGCAGCAGATTTTGAAATATTTGGTGTACATAATAAAGAATTAGCCGATTGGTGTGTTAAAAATCTTGATTACGATCAATGTATATTAGAATTTTGGAACCCTGACGACCCTAACTCAGGATGGGTTCATTGCAGCTATAATGATGAAGATGGTAATAGAAAACAATATTTAAGAACTAGTAAATTTTTAGGAAGAATTGTATATTCTCCAATGGAATGAAAAATTTAGTCATTGAATCATTAATTGTTCATGGTATTTGTCCAAGTTGTAAAGAACTTACAGCGTTAGTATCCGTATTAGATAATATTTATAAATGCACAAGTTGTGGAGAAGAATTAAAACAACATGTTAATGGAGTTATTAAATATTTACCTATTAATAAAAAACCAGAAGATTTAATTTATGGCGAGAAAGATAAGTAACGGTTCGGGTGCTTTTATAAAGCAAACCAACAAAAAAAGACCGGGACGACACGCTAAAAAACCTAATAAACGTAATACGCGAAAAGCATACAGAGGTCAGGGTAAAAAACAATAACTTGACACTTGACTAAGTTAATATAATATCCTATATATAAAACATAACAAATAGAAAGGTTAAAATGACTGACTTTAGTAAATATAAAAATGTAACTGTCGATAATGACACTTACGCAAAACTTACTAAACTACAAACTAAAATGGTCAATGATGATTTAAAATTAAGTCGTAGCCAAATAGTTAAAATGTTAGTAAATGAGAAAGTGAGAAAGTTAAATGGAAGCTATAGCAAATAAATATACAACTTATAGCGATTCTGGAGATTATTCAGCTGAAAAGAAACTTTGGCGCGCAGTAATTTGTCAGGCTATTTATGATGCTCTATCAAACATTGAAAGTAAAGCAATGCCTCATAGAATAAAAGAAAGTGCACAAAATTGGTTTATATACAATAGTGGTAATTTTAAAAGAGCCTGTGAATTTGCAGGTTTTGATGCTGATTACTTATCTAAAAAAGTATGTGAATTGATTCGATTAAAAAAATTAAAAAAATCAGGCATTGTTTGGAATGTTAAAAATGAGGAGATTGTTTATGCAGGGTAGTATTATTTGTCCTAAATGTCATGGCAATGGATTTGTTTATTCATTTAATCATGATGATAGAAAAAAAGTACCGATCGATTGTGAGTATTGTCATAATCAAGGTGAAGTTGAAATTACAGATGATGTAATCAATGATCTTGAACAAATAAAAAGTGTAAATTAATGACTATGACACAATATAAAAAAGCAATAGCTAAATTATTAAAAGCATACAGAAAAAAATATGATGCTTTTGGTAAAGAAAAACCAAAAAAGAAAAGGAGAGTAAAATGAATACTAAAGATTTAAATGAAATACAATTTAAATTAAGATTATCTAATCAAATTATAAGAGAGTTTAATAAAATCTTAAAAAGGGTTAGAGCTACAAAAAAGAAAATGGATTATGCATTTACGGTAAATGATATTATTTCCATTTGTAATAAAAGAGTTGCCTTTGAGAAATATAAAAAATCTTATTTGCAAAGGGAAGTTGCTCATCTTGAAAAAGAAAAAGTTAATGACACTAAATTTAAAGAATTGTTTGAACAATCTTATATTTATAAAACCGGTGAATTATATGAGCAAGACGAACGATAAAGGCCCCAATGATCTAGAATGGATTATTGAAAGACTTAAAAAAGAAAATTATAAATTATCAATGGAAATTGAAATGTTAAAAGAAGACGTTGAATTTCTACGTGAACAACTAAAAGAAAGAGCCTTTGAAGGAAGAAATGACTGGTAAAAAAACATTAAAAAACGATCAAACTAGGTTAAAAATACTTTACGATGAAATACTTGATCGTATGTTAGATACCGTTGTTAAATATGATGATGCTCAGATTGTGGCCTCTACAATGGTTGCGCTGTCGTTTAGACTTTATAAAACCATATTAAGTGAAAATGAATTTAAGGACATGTTAAAAACCGTTGTTAAAAACGCTAAGAAAATAGAGCCTTTTATGGTTAGGAGACTACATTAATGAGTTTTATCATTGTAATTATCATAGCTGTATTAATCTGGTTTGCAGTCACTCGACTATGACAATTAATACCAACATAAAAGAAACAGATTTATCGTATTGGGCTGGATTCATTGATGGTGAAGGTAGTGTAAAATTATATAAACATCCTAAAAAAAATTCATTAGGAAAAGTTTACAATTGTTACATGCCTAAAATAGAAGTTACCAATACCGATATTTTATTAATAGAACAAATGATAAAAACATTCCAAACTGGATATATTTATTTAGATAAACCAAGAAAAACAGCAACAGGAACTCAATGTAAACAAATAGCTCGATGGATTGTATCTTATCAAAATGCATATAAAGTTGCAAAGATCATATATCCTTATCTTAGAGAGGTTAATAAAAAAAGAGTCGCCGGTGAGATAATTAATTATTATGAAACAAGAGTTGGAAAGCCAAGAATAAAATGAAATGGAATAGATTATACGAGTACCCAAGTTCTGTTAAATCTTTGATTAAGGATGAAAGGCACTATGAGGTTGGAGACGAGAAGCTCCCTTCTGTGACCACAATTCTAGCTGCTACAGCGAGCGACGAGAAGCGAGAATCTTTAGCTAAATGGAAATTAAAGGTCGGAGATTCTAAAGCAGATGAAATTAAGAATCAAGCGGCAAAACGTGGCACTGCAATGCACACGTATTTAGAACATCATATCAATGGTGGCGGGCTACTAGACCTGAGCAGCGAGGGGCGAGAGGCTGAGAGCATGGCTAAAACGATAATAGACAAGGGTTTACCTGATTTGCATGAAATATGGGGAAGTGAAGTTGTATTACATTATCCAGGCCTATATGCAGGAGCTACTGATCTGTGTGGAATATATCAAGGTAGAGACAGTATTGTGGACTTTAAACAGTCAAATAAGCCAAAAAAAGACGAGTGGATAGAAGATTATAAGTTGCAGCTAGCGGCGTATGCGACAGCTCATGATTATGTACATAGAACTAATATAGAACAAGGCGTTATACTGATGGTTACACCAGATAATTTCTTCCAAAGATTTATAATTAATGGTTCACAATTTCGTGAATACAAGTGGAAATGGCTTGAGAGGGTGGACAAATACTATCAAAACACAAATAAATCATAATTTTGCCACAATTTTGCCACAATAAAAATGAGCATTTATGCAGTGTTTTTGCGACTTGACAGATTTGAAACCAAATAACCCATTGATTTATATGACTTCCTTTTCAAAACTGTCAACTCTGTCAAGAAACTGTCAAGCCAGAATCATTGGTATATAAGGATAATATGTATATTTGACAAAGTTGACAGATTTTTTAAAACTTTTGGCGTAATTATATTTCAAAAGATATAGAATAACTCTATATAGGGGAATGAAGTTCAAATACGAGTTATTCAGAATAGAATGGGAAGATATTTGTAGCGATTCAGGTTGGGCTACAGATGTAGAATTTGATCGTATGGACGTAAGTCATTGTATTTCAATTGGTTTTATTTATAGAAAGACTAAAGATTATGTTTGGATATTTTCTAGCTATGAGATAGACAATCTAGGCGAAATTACATTTGGAGATAGAACTGTAATTCCAGCAAATAACATCAAAACAATGGAGAAAATCAATGGCAAAGAAGAAAAAAACTGAGTCTATTCAAGACATTATGGATAGAATTCAAGAAGATATTGATATCCTTAGAGATAAAGCTCAAGATCTAGAAGACAATCAATGTCAGTGTGATTCTGATTCTGATGGACCGGAAGACTGGTCTGATGATGAAGATGAGGACGAAGACGAATAGTTAACTTCCATCACATCCTTCTTTTTGGGTTGTTGAGGTTTACCAAGTCTAATTTTTTTCTGTCTAGACTTAACATCTTCCTCAAGATCTTTAACTTCAACACCCTCAAGAAGTGGTTTGTAATCTTCCATAATTTCTTTTAATCTATTTTCTAATTCATCAGCTGATAAATCTTCTAACTTACCTGTTCGTATAATTTTCTGTTCAATATACAATCCTGCGGCTTTACCTCTTGCAACCTCAGCATTGATGGCTGCTGACCATGCACCTTTATTTCTTGATTCATCTCTAAGTTTGGCAAGTTCTGTTATATGGCGTTCAAATGTAACATCATATTTCTTTTGGTATTCAGCTCTAAGTTCTCCAATGTATTGAACAACTAATGGATATAATTTTGGGTTTTGTAATTTGCTAGCCGTAACAACAGCACAGTCTTTTTCATAACCTGCATCAATAGCACATTCAGTTGCAGTTTTTCTGCCTTCGTTAGTTACTATTTCATATGCAAATTTCATTTGCATTTCTGTTAATTTCTTTGGTAATCCCATAAACTTGACATTTAAGTTAATTTTGGCTAAAAGTCAATCAGGGATGGCTTACGAGGGAATGAAAGATTTTTACTCCCAGATACTGATCCCTAATTACTTTTAGGACTAGCTGATTATCTCCATTGTCAGCTAGTCACATAAATTATGATACACGGAAAGACATTATTAACAGTATTAGAAAGGTTTATTAAAAAATCTGAAGTTGCTGGTAATGCAAGAATACAAGTTCAAATGCCTAATGGTGATTTGCATGACATTACAGAGATAAGATTAATGGAAAACATGCTTATTGGTAAAACTGAAACCCATAGAATTGTGTTAAAAACTGAAAAAGAAAAACACAAAATGTCTAAAGTTATACGCTCTAATCAAATAGTGTAGTTAGCTTGAAACCCGAGACAAAATTCTGGCATGAAGTTAAGAAATTTATGCCAAACATTAGCTTCACAAGGCTAGAAAATTTAAGCGGTTTTGGTACGCCAGATCTATTATGTTA